AAGTCTCTTACCTCAGCGCAAAAACGATCCGCAATGCGTGCGGCGAAGAAAGCTGGCCGTCCGTATCCTAACTTGATTGACAATATGAGGGCTGCTCGTGGCTAAGACCCCTGCATGGCAGCGCAAAGAGGGCAAGAACCCTAAAGGTGGCCTTAACGCAAAGGGCCGCGCTTCTGCGCGCAAGCAGGGAATGAATTTGAAAGCACCAGTGAAGTCGGGTGACAACCCAAGGCGTGCATCTTTCTTGGCGCGAATGGGTTCCATGCCCGGCCCGGAGCGCGACGAGAAAGGGCGTCCCACGCGCCTGCTTCTTTCGCTGCGCGCGTGGGGCGCTTCTTCTAAGGCCGATGCTAAAAGCAAGGCTGCGGCGATCAGCAAGAGAAATAAAGGAAAGTCATAATGCTCACTGCTGAACAGGTTATGAAGCGTCACGATATTGCCCAGCGCCGCAAGGATAACTGGCGTCAAATTTATGAGGATTGTTATGAATTTGCTTTGCCCCAGCGCAATCTTTATGACGGCTACTATGAGGGCGGTGGTTCGCCGGGCCAAAACAAGATGGCGCGGGTTTTTGATTCTACTGCAATCAACGCAACGCAGCGTTTTGCGAACCGCATACAGTCTGGATTATTCCCTCCGTATGGTCGTTTCTGTCGCTTGGAGCCGGGTCAGGATATTCCTGCGGCGCGTCGTCAAGAGGTTCAAGCGGCGCTAGACGTTTACGCTGAAAAAATGTTTGCCGTTCTTAGGCAGAGCAACTTTGATCTTGCGATGGGCGAGTTCTTGATGGACTTGGCTGTTGGCACGGCAGTTATGCTAGTGCAGCCGGGAGATGACGTCACGCCTATTAGGTTCACTGCTGTCCCTCAATATTTGGTGGCCATTGAAGAGGGCGCTCACGGCAAGGTTGATAACGTGTACCGCCGAATGCGGATGAAGGCAGAGGCGATTAAGCAGCATTGGGTTGATGCTGAAATTCCAACACGACTTGAATACATGATTCGAGAAAAGCCGACAGAAGAAATCGAGTTGGTTGAGGCGACCGTAATTGACCCTGATCGTGGCGATTATGAGTATCACGTTATTTGGCCGGAAGGTAAATCAACGCTATTGCAGCGTCGGATGAAGTCTTCTCCGTGGATCGTGGCTCGCTACATGAAGGTTGCTGGAGAAGTGTATGGTCGTGGTCCATTGGTTACGGCCATACCTGACATTAAAACGCTGAACAAAACCCTTGAGATGCTTCTCAAAAATGCCTCTCTTTCGATTGCTGGAGTTTACACGGCGGCTGATGATGGCGTTCTAAATCCGCAAACTATTCGCATTGTGCCGGGGGCTATCATTCCTGTTGCGCGCAATGGAGGCCCGCAAGGCGAGAGCCTGCGCCAACTGCCGCGCTCTGGAGACTTCAATGTTTCCCAGATCGTTATTAACGATTTGAGAATGAACATTAAGAAAATCTTACTTGATGATACGTTGCCGCCAGACAATATGTCTGCCCGTTCCGCAACTGAGATTGCTGAGCGCATGAAAGAGTTGGCTCAGAACTTGGGTTCTGCGTTTGGCCGTTTAATTACAGAAACGATGACGCCATTGGTGGCTCGCATTCTGGATGTCATGGACGGTCGCGGCCTGATTGAAATGCCGCTGAAGGTCAACGGATTGCAAGTGCAGGTAACGCCTGTGTCTCCAATCGCTCAGGCTCAGAACATGGGCGATATTGAGAAGATTGTTCAGTGGGTCCAGCTTGCAGGCGCGCTTGGGCCAGAAGGTCAAATGGCTATTAATACCGGTAGCATTGCTGATTACATAGCTGATAAACTTGGCATTCCGGCTGATCTCAGAACAACGCCTGAGCAAAGGCAGCAGGCTATGGAACAGATGGCGCAAATGGCACAAATGGCTGCTGCGCAACAGGGCATGGGGCAACCACAGGAAGGGCAAGTTGAGTGAACCCAGATGGATGGGACGGGCTAAGGCATTTTGAGTCTCAGCCAGACAAGCCAGGCAAGCAGAAGGCAACAGATACGGACCTTTTGTATTTGCGTGTATTCGGCAGCGAGGACGGGCAAAAAGTTATTCAGCATTTGCGCTCGCTGACGATTGAGCAGCCTACGTGGTATCCAGGCGAAGACGCTTCGCATGGATTCGCACGAGAAGGGCAAAACTCATTAGTTCGAGAAATCGAGCGCAGAATCTTGAAAGCGAGAGAGGCATGAGCGAAGAAGTACAAGCGCAAGAATCGGAATCAAGTGAAGGCGACGGCCTTCTTGCCGGGGCTGTTATTGAGCCACAAAAAGAAGCCCCAGAAGACAACTACGTTCCGCATCGTCAAGAAGACACGCAACCATCCGTGCAAGACGTAATGGTTGCTGGTGAAGATGACGAGGTTGAGTTTGAGCGGCCTGATTGGTATCCAGAAAAATACTGGAATGATGAAGATGGGCCTGACATTGAAAGCCTTGCTAAGTCTTACCAAGAGCTTCAAAAGAAGTTTTCTCGCGGCGATCACAAAACGCCGAAAGAATATGACACGAAAATGTTTGAGGACGCCAATGTGCCAGAAGATGACGAACTTCTTAGCACGTACAAAGAGTGGGCTAAGGAAAACGGGATTAGCCAGAATGCATTCAATGAACTGGCCGAAAAGTTCATTTCAATGGCTGGGAATGAGGCGCAACAAGCAGAAGTCTCATACCAAGAAGAGTATAAAAAGCTAGGGCCAAATGCGGACCAAACGATTAAGTCCATGACTGATTGGGCGCAAGGATTGGTGCGCAAAGGCGTTTGGTCTGAAGATGATTTTGAAGAGTTCAAAATCATGGGAGGAACGGCTCAGGGCATTCGTGCATTGCAGAAGGTCCGATCATACTACGGCGATCAGCCTGTTCCAATTGATGTTGGTCAGGTTGAAGGCCTTCCTTCCAAGGAAGAGCTAAATGCTATGGTTGGCAAGGCAGAATACCAAAACGACCCGGTATATAGGTCTAAGGTAGAAAAAATGTTTGAGCAGGTTTACGGTTCAGGCGACTACCAGCCGCAGTTTTAAAGAATTTCCCCGGCCTTTGAGCCGGGGTTTTTCTTTGTTTAATGTTGCATATCTGCAACAGTGCTGCATCTTTACAACACAATATGTTTTATAATATAGTCTTATTGATGGATACCCACTCATGGCCCGTCAGAACGGCCCTGGCATGAGGCGCTAAACCGTGCAAGCCGCAGCCCTTCTAGGATACCTGCTAGGCGAACAATCGAGTGTAACTTAATTTGAAGGAGAAATGTGATGGCTCAAGGCATCACCAACGCCTTCGTTCAGTTGTTCGACGCGGAAGTCAAGCAGGCTTACCAAGGTGCGCGTAAACTTGCTGGCGTTACCCGCGAACGCAACAACGTCGAAGGTTCTGTCGTCAAATTCCCGAAAATTGGGAAAGGCGTCGCTACCGTTCGCGTCCCGCAAACGGATGTTACCCCGCTCAACGTGACCTACTCGCAGGTTTCGGCCACCATGAGCGACTACATTGCCGCTGAATACAGCGACATCTTTCATCAGGCGAAAGTTAATTTCGATGAGCGCCGTGAGTTGGTGCAGGTCGTTGGTAACGCTATTGGTCGCCGGATGGATCAGCTTGTCATTGACGCGCTGAATGCCGCTTCTTCTCCGTCCACCGTTGGCACGGATATTGGTGGCTCTGGCACCAACCTTAACCTGGCTAAATTGCTTGCAGCGAAAAAGTCCCTGGACGCGAACAATGTCCCGGCTGAAGGCCGCTGCATGCTTATTCACGCCAATGGTTTGTCGGCCCTTCTGGATGAGACGGAACTCACCAGCAGCGATTTCGCTACCGTGAAGGCTCTTAGCCAGGGTGAAATCGACACCTTCTTGGGCTTTAAGTTCATCATGCTTGGTGATCGTGACGAAGGCGGTCTGCCGCTTCCGTCCACGCGCACCAGCTTTGCCTTCCACCGTGATGCGGTTGGCCTTGGCATTAGCATGAGCCAGAAGTCTGAAATCAACTACGTGCCTGAGAAAACGTCCTTCCTCGTTTCGTCAATGTTCTCCGCTGGAGCCATTGCGATTGACGACGAAGGTATCGTTAAAATCAGCAGCACTGAGTAAGGAGAAAGATCATGGCTTTTGACTCTGCTGGTCTGACGACTGTTTCGGCTGCTAAGCGCGGCAACGCGCCAGGCATCTATGCCTACAAAACCACTGACGCAATTGCGGACGTGAACACTGCTGGTTATTTCAATGACCTGTCCGACACCCTAGAGGTTGGCGACTTGATTTATTGCGTAACCTCGACGGGTTCGACTGCTGTTGCCACTCTCGTTTATGTCTTGAGCAACTCCGGTGGGGCTGTTGACGTGAACGATGGCACGACGCTGGCGAACACGGACTCCGACTAATAATATTGGGGCGGGTAAAAACCCGCCCCAATATATCTGGAGGTTTTAATGGCGGCTGGCGACACTAAATTAACAATCTGTTCTGATGCGCTTATTATGCTGGGGGCCAACCCCCTTTCTAGTTTTAGCGAGGGTACAGATGAGGCTCAGGTTGCTGACCGCCTCTATGATGACATTCGCGACACTCTTTTGATGTCGTATCAATACAGTTGGACTTTAAAGAAAGTTCAGCTTGCGCGCTCTGTTGATGAGCCTCAAAACGAATGGAAATACATTTATCCTCTGCCGGGTGATATGCTTGGCAACCCTATGGCCGTATTTGAAACGAGCGCGGTTGGAGCGATGACCCGTCGCGACTTTGAGATTTACAGTGCTGGTCTTTATACGAATCTTGAGACTGTGTGGGTTGATTATCAATTCCGTCCAGAGCCGTCGGCTTTCCCGCCTTATTTTGTTAATTTGTTAAAACACGCTTTGGCGGCAGCATTTGCTGAACCTATTACCGATCAGATCACAAAAGGCGATTACTACCATCGCCTTGCCTACGGTGTTTTGTCCGAAAATATGCGTGGCGGTCTGATGCGTGTTTCTATGAATATTGATGGTCGTGATCGACCGCCGCAAAACATCCAGGAGTTTCCGTTAACGGACATCCGTGGATGAGCCGGATCATTCAAATCCAGAATGACTTTACGTCTGGGGAGCTAGACCCCAAGCTGCGTGCGCGTACTGATATTGCGCAATATAAATCTGGGTTAACTACGGCACAAAACGTAAGCATACAGCCTCAAGGCGGGGCGAATAGACGTGATGGAACATTGTTTGTTGCCGAATTGGATTCGGGCGCTGCTGATGCTGTTCGCATGGTGCATTTTGAGTTTAGCGTCACAGACAGCTATATGTTGGTCTTTACCCCTGGGCGTATGTATGTTTTTAAAAATCGCGCCCTTGTAACTGATATTAATGGCAGTGGTAATGATTACCTTAGCATAGCTGCCCTAACGTCATCCATCTTGCCAGAGATGAATTGGGTTCAAAGCGCAGACACGGTTATCGTTGTCCATGAAGATTTAGAGCCGTTGAAAATTGTGCGCGGCGCGACGGATTCAAGTTGGACCGCCAGCACCATTTCTTTGGATTACATACCTCAATATGCTTTTGTGATAGATCGGCATAATCCGACATTTACAATTACTCCAAGTGCTACCAGCGGCAACATCACGATTACGGCTTCTTCTGTCACGTCTGATAATGGAGGGGCGCAAGCCGGGACATCAAGCACGATTACATTGAAGGCTGCTTCTAGTTTTACGTCAGATGACCAGCCAAACGGCATGTTCGTTGAAATCACTTCTGGAACTGGCGCAGGGCAAACGCGCCACATTGAAGATTATGTGGCATCAACCAAGATTGCCACAGTATATCCAGACTGGGATACCGCGCCGGATGCTACATCAAACTACGATGTTAAGGCTTTTAAGGCGGCGGCTGTAGGTGAGTACATTGAAAAGGAAGATGGATTCGGTCGAGCGCGGATTACCGAGTACGTCAGCGATACCTCTGTAAAAGCATATGTTGAAATTCCTTTCTTTGATAATTCTGCCATTGCATCCGGGAAATGGTTCAGTGAGCATGGCTATGAAGACGTGTGGTCATCGACTCGCGGATGGCCGCGAAGCGTAACTTTTCACGAAGGTCGTCTTTTCTTCGGTGGATCAAAGCAGCGACCCTCTACGATTTGGGGGTCAAGGGTTGCTGACTTTTTTAACTTTAATCCCGGCGAGTCACTTGACGACGCTGCTGTTTCAGCGACCCTAGACACAGGCACGTTCAATGCAATTGTTGACCTATTTTCGGGTAGGCACTTGCAGATTTTTACAACTGGCGGCGAATTTTATGTGCCTCAAGCATTGGATGAGCCAATCACTCCTTCTAATTTAATTGTTAAGCAGCAAACTGCGTTTGGCATGAAGCCGGGCATGCGCGTTCAAAACGTCGATGGCGCGTCTCTTTTTGTGCAAAGGCAAGGCAAGGCGCTACAAGAGTTTATCTTTAGTGATACTGTTAATGCGTATACATCTGCAAAGATTTCTTTGCTGTCATCTCACCTATTGAAATCGCCAGAAGAAATGGCGGTTCGTGTTTCAACATCTACTGATGAAGGCGACAGGCTTTTAATCGTTAATGGCGATGATGGTTCCATTGCCTGCTATACTTTGTTGCGTTCTCAAAACGTCATTGCGCCTTCAGAATGGACGACTGATGGAGAGTTTGTAAATATTGGCGTTGATGTCGATGACATTTATACGGTCGTTAAAAGAGCTGTAAATTCATCTGACGCCTATTATGTAGAGGTTTTTGACAAGGATACTTTGCTGGATAGTGCAAAAACAGGTGGCGCTGCATCGTCTGTCACCATGGATCACCTTGAGGCCGAAACCGTTAAGATTATTCGGGACGGTGTAATTGAGCCAGATCAGGTCGTTCCATCTAGTCCATTTACTATTACATTTGCGAGCACTGCTACTTCCAGTTATCAGGTGGGCTTGAACTTTACTCCTGTAGTCAAGACGCTTCCTTTTGAGCCGCGCCTACCTAGTGGGTCGCTAAAAGGGTTTAAAAAGCGTATATTTGAAGTCAACGCAGAATTGTTTGAGACGCAAGCAATGACAATTAATGGGAAGGAAGTGCCATTTAGGCAATTTGGCACAGGAATATTGGATGATGATGTTGCTGAATATACGGGCATCAAAACACTTCATGGCATTCTTGGTTACAGCTATGATGGGCAAATAACGATTGGTCAGTCAGTGCCCCTTAAAATGACTTTATTGGGCATTGATTACAAGGTGAGCATAGGACAGTAAAATGGCAGCAGCATTACCATTTATCGCGGCTGGCTTGCAGATCGGCGGGGGCGTTATGGGCTTAAAGGCTGGCAGGCAGCAGGCTGCGGGATACGCGGATCAAGCCACGCAAGCTAGGACTCAGGCTCGCGGCGAGGCTCTTAAGTACAAAGAACAGGGCGTGGCCGTGCTTGATAACATCCTTCGCACCCAAGCAGCAATCAGCGCGCGCGGGGCTGCTGGAAGCGTTGACCCTTATTCTGGCAGCGCCGGAAATTTGCAGCAATATGCTCTTGCCAGGGGTGCGCTTGAAACGTATGCCGCTGAAGACAACCGCTTAATTGCTGAGCGAACAGGTGAAATGCGGGCGCAGCAATTAGAGGCCGCAGCTAAAGCGACGATGTCTGCCGCCAGGGGTGCCTTCATTATGTCTCTTGGTAAAGCTGCATTTAGCTATGCTGCACTTGGCGGGCCTGGCTTTGGCGGTGCTGGGGCAGGCGCTGGAGCAGGCGCTGGAGCAGGGGGTGGAGGTTCTTCGTTTGGCATGAATGTGCCGGGTTCATTTGGTGCAGCGCCTCCGGGGTCTTTCTTTGGCTCTGGCCTTAACTACGGAACACGGCTACCCGGTGGGTTGATCGGAACATAAGCAATGGCTGAAAGACTTCCACGTTACCGACCTCTTGGCGTAAGCATTGCGTCTGTTCCGTCTGTTGATTTTACTCAGGCGGCGCAAATCGAGGCGCGCGGCACGCAGCAACTTGCTGCGGCATTGGACAAGATGTCTCAATTTGCTTTTGCAAAAGCGGGTGAGTTTGCGGCAGAGGAGGGTATTCGCTATGGGGCAGAAAATGCCCCCACAATGGAGCAAATTGAATTAGCAAAATCAGAAGGTCGTGACGTTCTTGATTTGGTGCCTGGGGATAGGTTCACAACATACGGGCAAGCAGCTAGAAAAGCGGCGCTGCAAATGATTTCAGACAACACTGAAATTGAAGCCAGAAATATTATTGCGCAGCTAAAGATTGAGGCGTCTAATTCTGATCTTTCTATGCCAGAATTTAGAGATCAGCTAGATGCTGTTATTGATGGATATGGGGAAAATCTAAAAGAGATTGACCCCTTAATCGCCAATAAATTCAAGGCGTCAGTTGCGGCTGTCGCAAACTCCGCTTTAGTTTCTCACGCTGGAAAGTTACAGGCTAAAGCAAAAGACCGGCAGGAAGTTGCGGCTCTTGCGGGCATGGATCAAATTGTTCAAAGCAGCATTCAAGATGCAATTGATGCTGGTTCTGTTATTAATGAGCAAACCGGTGAATTTACTAGCATACAGATGCGAATACAGCATGAACGTAATAATATTATTAAGTTTGGCATGGCTGTAGGTGACAAGACGCTGGTCAATCAAAAATTAAAAGAGTTTGACAATAAGGTTAATGAACTTCTTGTCGGGGAAGTAGTTGATTACGTTTCGCAGAATCCGGTGCGCCGCTTTTACGAAATGCGCGCTGGCACTTTTGATGATCCGCATGTTCAAGATATTTATGGCAATATGGATGATGGGCAAAGACGCGATGCTTTTGAGGCTGCGAATGACGCTCTCACCGATATGCTTTCTCGCGACGCGGCGCTTGATCGTGCGGATGAAAGAAGAAAGTCAAATCGTTCTGATGAAATCTTGGTTGAATTTACGGACGCTATTGGCAACCCTGACCTTCAAGAAAAGATTATTGAGCCGCTTAAAACTCTTAACCCTCCATTATACAATGAGTTGAAGTCAGATATTTATACTAAGGGCGCTGAAGATAGTTCAGATGCAATAGTGCGTTTAGATAATTTGCAATACAACGGCGAATTGAGATTCAAAGATGTCTCAGAAGCCTTGAAGAATGGTGAGTTATCTATAAGCACTTATAGAAATTACCTTAACAAATTAACTCAAACGAGAGACGAGCGTTTCCGCGAGGCAATGAAAGTTGTTAAGAACATTCTTGGTTATCCAGACAAATCAATCGTTGTGCCTGGCGCAGAGCAGAGGAAAAGAGACAAGATCATTGGGGGGATTGAGAATCAGCTATTAGACAGGAAGCGCACAGAGCCTGATTTTGACGTTATCTCTGAGGCGAAAAGATTAGCTAATGAGCAATTAGGATTAGAAAATAAAGATTCAGCGGATTATAAATCTGCAATTGAGGATTTAAGAAAAGCTCTTAACGCACCGTCTGATGCAACCGCCGCTAAATTACGCGACTTGATGAATGAACGTGTGGCGGATGATTCGGAGTTTGCTCAACAGCATAACATTAAATTATTTAATGAGGCTCTAAAATCAATGGGGGTCCGATAATAATGTCATCTTTAGTTGAAGAGTGGCGCAAGGCTTACGACTTTTCAAACACTGACGCTGCGCTCGAAATGAAATACGATGATGACGGCATGGTTACTATAAGTCCATTGCCAAGTCTTACGAGAGAGCAGCAAAGTAATCTTATTGAAATGGGTCTTGATCCAAGCAAGCCTCAAGCAGAATTGCGCTCTTATGATCCAACAATGCGTGAAAAAGCCCGCGCATTAATTAGTGATTTTTTGGCAGATGAATTAGATGTTGATCCTAAACGTGCGCGCGACGTTTCGGAAAAATTAATGGGTGTTGAAAACCCTTTGAGCGGGTTAGGTATTGGTTTGTTTGATTTAATAGGGGCAACTGATTTGGCTGGCATGGGCGTGGAAGAAGGGCTGCGTCAAGTAGAGAGAGGACTCGCCAGTGATGATCCCTTGGAGACTGCTATTGGATCGGCAGGGGCTGCGCTGTCTGCTATTCCTGGTGTAGCCGCCGCCGCTAAGGGCGGCAAGGTTATTTCCAAGGCTGTCAAAAAAGCGCCCGCAAAAGCGGCGCTTAAAGGTGGAGAATAAAAGTGGCTAGGACGAAAGACATAAGCGCCTCAATAGATGAAATGGCGGCAGAGGCCAATCAGCCAAGCATAACTAGTCCCAGCGCTACTGGTGATGAGCAGCAGCTTGGCATTGAAATTGATGTTCCAGATGTTGACTTGGCCCTAGAAGAAGAACAGCCAAAGTCTATTCTTGATCCAACGGAAGATATCGTTCCGGTTGATGATTTTGAGCCTATACAAGTTGCTGGCATTGGCGACGTTGTAGAAAAGATTGGCGCTGCCGCCACAAAAAGGATACGCCAAGCAGAAGAAAGACTTCTCCCCAAACTAGGCGAAGAGCCAGTTCAACAAGTTGGCGGCGTGACTGTCGTCCGCCAAGCATCTGATGAAGAGATTAGGGCTATTAATGATGCCTTGGGTGGAGAATACACCAAGGGCATTAACTTCCCCGCAATAGCTGAAGGCATTGGGGAAGACGATTTAGCCGCTTACCTTGCCAGACTTAAAGACGCTAATGCAGAATTATTTGAGCAGGCGCGTCGAGGGACATTAAACTTTGAAAGTCTTATGTCTATGGCTGAGCAGCAAGGCATGGATAATGTCGTGGGGGAGTGGCTTGCTAGAGCGCCCGGTAGCGGAGAAGTGGCCGAAAAAGTTTTGGCAGGTATGCTGGCTGCTATGCAAACGTCTGAGGCGACAAGACAGGCATTCCTGTCTGCGCGCACAATAAACGATCCTGCTAGACGTGAGGTAGCCTTTGCAAAGGCCAAGCAACTTATGACGGTTGAGGCCGTTTTATATGCCAACATTTCTGGTGCTGGGTCAGAAGCGGGTCGGACGCTTTATGCGCTGAAAGAGGCGCAGAAGGGAATGGGCGTTGGCGACCCTAGTGTGAGGGCGGAGCAACTAATTAATCTTTTTGGCTTAGAAGGCGAAAAGCAGTTTGAATACATAGGGGAGTTGTACCTCGCTCTACCCAAGGCAAGCCGCTCCAAGTTTGTTCAACAATCATTGCTGGCTAAGGGAGCGGACGCAATTATTGAGGTTTGGATTAATAGTATTCTGACTTCTCCCGTTACTCACATGGTGAACATTGCTGGCAACTCTATGTTTGCAGCAATGCGATCCCTGGAGACCGCTGTTGCTGGAGCCATAGGGAGGGCGCGTCAAGCCGTTGGAATTGGAGGCGCGGATCGAGTGCGTGCCAGAGAGGCTATTGCCCAATTGGAAGGCATACGCCAATCATTTATGGATTCACTTCTAGTTGCTGGGAAAACATTTGTCACAGAAGAACCCAGTGATTTAGTGTCCAAGATTGATGTTAGGAACAGGCGCGCCATAGGCACGTCCGGCGATCCGCGCGTAATCGCAGAGGAAATCAAAAACGGAAACTTCGGCGCTGCGTTTGTAAATACGATGGGTATTTATGCACGTATGGGCGGGCGCTTCTTGATGGCTGAAGATGAATTTTTTAAGGGCATCGGATACCGATCAGCCATTAGCCAAGAAGCTCTTATAAGGAGTGCGAATCTCTATGATGAAATGATTGCCGCTGGCAAAACTATTGATGAGGCCAAATTAGCTTCGGCAGCAGAACACGCTAGAATCCTTTCAAATCCTCCAATGGACGTTATTAAAGGCGCTAAAGACGCTGCGCGTGAATTAACATTTCAAGGTGACATTGATGGAATTTTTGGTTCCTTGCAGGGTGCCGCTACTCATCCGCTGGTAAAGTTGTTTATTCCATTTTATCGCACGCCATACAATGTCATGGCAGAGGCCCTAAAGAGAAGCCCGGCTGTTCTGGCTAACCCCAAATTTTACAAAAAAATTAAAGCTGGTGGGCGCGAGGCTGACCTTGCTATTGCTCAAGTTGCAACTGGCTCTGCCATCATGGGGTCTTTTTCATATATGGCAATGGGGCTAAACACGCCGGATTCTGATGTATTTATTGTTGGTTCCGGGCCTAGTGATGTTCAAGCCAGACAGGCAATGTCTAGGAAAGGCATTCAGCCATTTTCCGTAAACGTGAAACAGGAAGATGGGGCATACAAATCTATTCCATTTTCTCGCTTGGACCCTCTTTCTGGCATGTTGGCAATGGCAGCAGATTTTGCTTATTACGCTCAATATGAAGAGGACAAGAACAAACTAGAAGCGCTGGCAATGGCAGCGGCTATTGGTATTAGCGAGTACGCCATGGAGATGCCATTCCTTCAAGGCGCGTCTCAGTTGTCAGGCGTAATTAATCAGGCGAATCCAGAAGAACGTGTAAGTGCTCTAATGGAATTATTTGCTGAAAAGGCTACTGGTGCTGGACTTTCCATGCTGCCAACGGTCTCTTCTTTTTCTGCTGGTATTGAGCGCCTTCAAGACCCGACTGCGAGATCAGGAATGCTTCCCGAGCGCGGAATGTTTGGCGAAGACCCTGCGCGGCTACCTGCATTTGCTCGTGGATTTTACACAGCCTTGCAAAAAGCCAAAGCAAGAAACCCATTTTTTAGCGATGAGGTTGAGCCAGTTCTTAGCCTCTGGGGTCGCAAGGTTACTACAGGCAAGGGGTATGGTTGGGAGTTCTGGTCCCCAATTCGCGTCAATGACGTTAAGTTTTCAATAGTTGATGATGAGATTATGAGGCTTGGCGACGGACCAAGTATGAATAGTACAAAAATTAGCGGCGTTCAATTAAATGCAAAGCAGTACAACCGCTGGCTTGTATTGCAGAATACAATGGATTCCTTTGGTCGGATGCCTGAAGATGATGGATATGACGTATCTTCAACTATGCTGCCTGTCGTTGCAGCGTTAATTAAGAGCGATGAGTACAAGCAAATAAGACTTAAAGAAGACAAGCTAAAAACAATTAATAACGTCATTTATTCATACCGTTCAACGGCGAGAAGGAAATTGCTCTCAGAAGACCCATACTTAGATAGTTTGGTTTCAGCGGAACAGTAGAGTTGACCCGGAATACATGGTATAAGTTTAATCGTGAGGCGATGAAAAATGGCAGACTATAACATTAATGCAGTGACGCGACGGGTCGTTTACACTGGTTCCGCTGGAACCGGGCCATACTCGTTCACGTTCGAGATTTTGGACCAGAACGATGTTGCGGTTTATTTCAACTCAACCCTCCTGACCATCACTACAGATTACACAGTAACGATCAATGCCAATGGTACTGGCAGCATTACAATCGTTACTGGGTCAAGCGTCCCTTCAACACCTGATGGTGACGACAGTATAACCATCGTGGGCGCTCGTGACATTGAGCGCACTACAGACTTCGTGACAGCCGGAGATTTGTTGGCTGCGTCTTTGAACGAGCAGCTAGACGCCCTAACAATTTTTGACCAGCAAATTAGTGAGCGCGTTGATCGTGGGTTGCTTGCGCCGGTAACTGATCCGACCACAATTAACATGACGCTGCCAGCTAAGGCTGATCGGCTTGGCAAGGCTTTGCTGTTTAATTCTACTACTGGGAATCCAGAGGCCGGGCCTACCGCGACTGATATTGCAAACGCTCAAACAAACGCCGCCGCAGCGGCTGCAAGCGCCACCCTCGCAAGCCAGTGGGCTACCAAGACTGATGGTCAGGTTGCCTCGACGGATTATTCATCGAAGGCGTGGGCCATTGGCGGCACGGGCGTCACCGACACGGCGTCTGCTGGTGCAGCAAAAGAGTGGGCGACTGCTGCCGAAGACGATCTGGTCGATGGCTCCGAGTATTCGGCCAAGCACTACAGCGCTAAGGCATCCGGGTTTGCGACCAATGCTGAGGCATCTGCGACCAACGCAGCAGCGAGCGAAGCGGCAGCAGCAGCAGCGGCGCAAGGGTGGGCGGATGTTGTTTCTATTACCGCTGGCACGACAAACATCGAAATTACGGACGCGAATAAGTATTACATCCTCGACGCCAGTGGCGGGTCGATCACGATGAACCTCCCGGCCGTTGGGACCAGCGATGGCCTGACGCTTGCGTTTGAGGTTCTTGACGCATCCAATAGCATCACGATTGCGCGGGACGGCACAGACACGATCAACGGATCGGCGGCAGACTACACTGGCCTCACGGCTGTTGGCGATGTTGTCCACTTCATCAGCATCGACGGCACACCTGATAACTGGTCGGCGCGTCTCATCTCTCGCTTCGTTGTGGACGGCACGACGATCACGCAATCTGGTCGCACGATTTCAACAAGCCGTGCTTCTGCGTCAGAGGTAAATACTGGGACGGACACGAACAAAGCTGTTACGCCTGACGCCTTGGCCGGGTCCAACTACGGCACCGCTGTCGTGCCGATCCTCGTATTCGATGACGCAACAGATTGCGCTACCGGCGACGGCGCGGGGGATTTGTTCTTCCGTATTCCATCGGTCCTTAACGGCTTTGATCTTGTCGCTGTTGCGGCTTGCTGCCAGACGGCAGGCACGACCGGCACGATGGATATTCAAGTTCACAACGTCACGCAAGCGGCTGACATGCTCTCCACAAAAATCACCATTGATTCCGGCGAAACTGATAGCAGCACGGCGGCAACCCCGGCGGTGATTGACACGAACAACGACGATGTTGCTACGGGCGACCAGATCAGGATCGACGT